CCATGGAAGAGGCACTGGAGTACGTGTTCATGAATAACGACTTCCAAGAAACGAGGAGACTCGTTATCAGAGACCTAGTTGTTACAAAGAGAGCTGCAATTATCAGATATTATGACGAAAACGACAATATAAAGGTCGATTACGCTGACTGGGCTGATATTATCGTCCCTTTTAGTAAGTGGCCCGACTTCAGAAACATTCCGTATCAGGGCATCATAAGACAGTATACAATACAAGAAATATCCCAAAAGACAGAGAAGTTCACCGAAGCAGAGCTGTTTGAAATTGCCAAGACCTATGCCGGTCAGTATAATAACCCCGGATGGTCCTTTGGTCAGTTTTCTAATGGCAGCGAAGGATATTACGACTCATCAGGAGGAGCCCTTGGAAGACCTTACGACAACTTCAACATTCAGGTGATGGAATTCTGGTTCCTTACCGTTGATAAAGAGAGAAGGAAAATTAAGAAAAAGAAGGACGGTAACGTATTCTACGAGACAAAGAAGAACGATCCGGATCCGGGCTCGAAGATCGAGGAAGGTACAGAATACATAAACAAAAATATCCAGCAGCGTTATGAGGGGTCGTGGATCATAGGGTCCAAATATCTTTACAACTACGCCAAGTCAAGAAACCAAGACCGGGAAGGTACACCGGGAGCATACAGTCCAAAGACAGAGCTACCCATCGTAATGATTGCCCCCGGCATCTATGACGGAGAAAACAAGTCACTGGTTGAAAGAGCTATAGTCCATGAGGACCAGATGAACCTTATTCATAAGAAAGCCCAGCAATTTCTTATCATGGCCAAGCCACCTGGTGTAGCCTTCGACTTAGAAGCTATGGAGAATATCGTTGCAGGCATGGGTCAAGGGATGACACCTCTGGATATCATGAAGATCTTCCAGCAGACAGGAAACTATCCATACCGCAGCAAAGACAAGCAAGGTAATCAGATACAAGGCAAGCCTATCGACCAGCTACGGGGAGGAATCTCTGAAGAAATCAGAGGGTTTTACGAGGCTTACGACAGAGAGTATCAGATGCTCAACGACTGCTTTGGATTCAACAGCGCTGTCGACGCCAGCTCTCCAGATGCGAAGACTGCAGTAGGAACGTCTCAAATGGCCAGCCAAGCGACAAGCAATGCACTAAGACCATTATACGAAGCTCAGGTAAGTCTCGTTGAGAGATGTGCCAAGCGTGTGGCTCTGATGATCCAGGATTCAATAGCCTTCAACAACAAAGGGTTTATTGACGCTATCGGAAAGTATTCGGTAGAGACACTGAAACAGGGTAAAAGAATTGCTTTCAACGAGATGGGAATATCCATCGAGCTGCTGCCTGACGACGAAGAAAAAGCATTTACAAACAACCTCATACAGATTGCGCTGCAAGAGAAAACGATTAAGACATCCGATGCCATTCGTGTGCGAGCTATCCTTAAAGAGAATCCTAAGCTGGCTGAAGAATGGCTGGTAATTCTTGAAAACAAAAATCTAAAGGAGAAGCAGGACGAACAGAAGATGCTGTCCGACCAAAACGCAAAAACTCAGCAGGAATCCTCAAAGGTAGCAGCCCAGGCTGATGCCGAAGCAGAGATAAAGAAAAATGCAAGCAAGGCAGAGCTTATTAAGCTGGAGTTCCAGCTAAAGGGTCAGTTATCAGCCCAGGAACATGATCAGATGATGGAAGAGATTGCAGAGAAGAATAAAGGGGGCGTCGAAGTAGCTCATGTAAACCAAGAGGGGAAATTAAGCCATGCGGCATTTACAAATGCTACCGCTCCAGCTCCTGTTCAACAATCAGCTCAGAGATAGGCAGCTTTAGGTACTTTGCTACCTTACAAACCAAAATCAATCTTGGATTTTTCGTAAACCCGCTAAGGAGTCTTCCTATAGCGTCATCGCTTTCGTTGGTGCCTAAAGCCATAGCGGTTTGAGTTATCCTTCTTTCGTTCATTATTCGAATAATCTTTGCAGAGTCGACTGTTGCTGTCATAGGTTTTGATTTCGCAGTTTGGAGATAGGGTTTTCGCAGTTTGACAAAGATATGTAATTATCTAATAGATAGTTTTGCTATAACTGAAAAAATACAACATATTAAAATAGAACAAGATGGCAGAATTTGATGGCTTGAACGCTGCTTTACAAGCAAATGCAGCAGCAGTATTCGCCCAACCACAACAAGAAATCGTAGAGACTACGATAGTAGATATAGGGAATAAAGGTAATGAGCCACCACCAACTCCGGACCCGACACCCGACAGCAATACCAGTTCTTTGACAAATCAACCCCCGCCGGCAGATACGCCGGTCGTTGAAACTCCGAAAGAAGAAACGCCTGCGGCAACTCCCGCAAAGTCTTTTAATGAACTTCTGGCAGAACGCTACGAAGGTAAGTACAAGACCGAAGAGGAGTTAACACAGGCATTGGCACCAAAAGAGCTTGAATTTGCAAGTGAGCAGATAAAAATGCTTAACGAGCTTTCCAAGAGCGGTGTCAAGATCGACAACGAGTTTCTAAGGTTCACCAGTATTGATTTTCATGCCATGGAAGACCCGGCACAGGTCTACGCAGAATCGCGGAGACTAGAGTCGCCAGGTATCACTGACAAGGAGATCGCCTTTGAGTATAAGACTACTTACAGGACTGATGAATGGTCTGCTGATGGAGAAGACCCTAACGAGATCGAAGAGGTAATGAGTGCTAAGATGGTAAGAGAAATTACCGCTAGGCGCGATGCCCTTATCGAACGTCAGGAGAAAATGTCCATTGCACCCAAAAGCGACCCGGCAAAAGCAGAGGCCCAAGCAAAACTTGACCTTGCTGCAAAAGCTCAGTGGGAAAAAACGTCTGATACCATAGCTTCCGAGCTAAGTAAGCTGTCGTACAAAATTTCTGACACTACCGACAAAGCCCTTAACCATGACTTCGACTTCGATGTTACGGCGAAAGACAATGCGGAGGTAGTGAATCTTTTTAAAAAGATGGGAGACTCAACAGATGCCTTCCTTGATGAATTCAAGGGTGCTGATGGGAAGGTAGACCTCAAAAAAGTGTACGAAGGGCTTACAAAGATGAAAAACTTCGACAAGGCGGTGAAAGCCTCCTATACCGCAGGGCTCACAAAAGGAAGCATGAAAGAGATGGCCGGAATAAAAAATATTCAGTTCAACTCCGATGGCACTCAGCGTACTGTCGAGGCTCCTTCCAATGCAGAGGTATTGAAGGCGTCGATGAAAAAAGAATGGGGTATGTAAATTAACCCTTAAAAAAACCAAAAAAACGCCATGGCGATACTCACGAATACACCAAACAATGCGATTGCACAGGTAAGCCATAATTGGGTTACCTCTTCAACCATTTTCAACATCCTTAAACCTTCTATCGACTCTACGCTCACAAAGCGTTTCGGCGACCAGAATATGACAGGACTTATCGACGAACTAGGCGGTAAAAACCCAGTGCCTGCACTGACATACAAACACTACGAAGAAGACTGGTTGCATGAAACCGTTTCTTTTGCTGCAGCTAACGCTGGTGCCGCTAACGCTGCTGTCACACTGACACTTGCTGCTGCCTACCAGTACACATACCCGAATGGTGTTGAAGCGCCTTACATCGTTACAAACGCTGTAGTTACCAACCCGCTTCAGAACCGCATGATCGTTATGTTTCCTAACGGAACAGAAGCGTATGTGACTGCTCGCACGACCACTACTGCTGCATTCTCTCCTGTTGTTCTTGGACAGAACATCCCTGCGGTACTGACTACCGACATCATTATCATCACTGGTAATGCTTACGGTGAATCTACCGACCAGCCTGATGGAACTGCATTCCGCTTGATCGAGTACAACAACGACATGCAGATCTACAAGAACACTTTTGACGTTTCTGGTTCTTCACAGATTGAAAAAGTCTGGGTAGACCTTCAGAACGATAAAGGTCAGACAGCTCCGTTCTTCTACTACAAAGGACAGAACGACACTTTCAAACGCGCAATGAACGAACGCGAAATCCAGATGGTAACAGGTCAGCGCCTGAGCAACACCACTTTGGCCGCTATCGACAGCGCTGCTGGAACAACCACCAAGACAGAAGGCCTTATCCCCTTCATGCAGAATTTCGGTAACACAGCAACATATTCCATCGCCCTTGGACTTGGTCGTGCTGACTGGGAACTGGCTATCCTGAACCAGCTTGATAAGAACCGTGGCGCTCGTGAGAACGC